GATGACCTAGCATATTTAAAGGGTAGGATAAACAGACAATGAATAGGAATCAGGTGGATAATTGGAGAACAGATACGCAAGCTAGGTTAGAGGAATTGACTGTTATGAGTGCTAAGCAATCAGGTGAGATAACTCATATTAAACAAACTGTAGACGAAATAAAAGTTTTAGTAAAGGAACAGAATGGAAGAGTTCGCACATTAGAATCTTCTGTATCAAGCATACAGAGTGTAGGTGCGTTTGTAGCTCTTGTATTCGGTTCATTAATCGGATGGTTATATAAAGGAGACTCATAATGGAATGGATTCAAAGTCATTGGGTAGGTATTGTAGGAACACTCGCTGTAATAGGTGGTGGTCTGTATATACCCTTTGTAAGAGGGCTTGTCATTACAGGGCTTAAAACCGTGATTAGCGAAGCAGTTTTAAAGAAGGTAGCCATTCAAATAATTGGAAAGCTGGTTAAATCAAGTAAGAATAAGTTGGATGATGTATGGTTTTCCGAGTTCAAAAAGAACGTGGAAGATGCCTAGGTTCAGCATAAAAAGTAAATCTAAACTTCATACTTGTCATGAAAATTTAATCGGATTATTTAATGAAGTTGTTAAACACTTTGACTGTACGATTATAGAAGGCCATAGGGGTCAAAAGAGACAAGATGAAGCGTTTAATAAAGGGAATAGTCAAATCAAGTTTCCTAATGGTAAGCATAATTCGTCTCCGAGTGTGGCTGTGGATGTTGCGCCGTATCCAATAGACTGGAATGACCGTGACAGGTTTCATTACTTTGCAGGATACGTATTAGGAACAGCGAAGCAGTTGGGTTTAAAAGTCAGATGGGGCGGCGACTGGGATATGGATACGCATACTAAAGATAACAAATTCGATGACTTAGTTCACTTTGAGTTAAAGAAATAATGCCTAGACAGTATTTACAGATATCAAACTTCTCAGGTGGATTAAACACTCAGTTTGACCAAAGAGATATAGCTGGTAACGAACTTACTGACGCAAGTAATGTTCAAGTATATAAGTCAGGTCAGATATATTCTTCAAGAGTTTCAACTACTGTAACAGCTAGGGGAGCTGGCACATTAACTTCTGGTAGGGGATTGTTCTTATTTAACTCTGATAACGATATTGATAGTAGCTCTGGGGTAAGAAAACCTTTAGAATTACTTGCCGTATGTGACGCTGCGAGTAGCACAGTTGATATTTTAGAAGACCCATTTAATACTGGTGGGATAAGGGATGTTACTAATCATTTAGCTGCTATTAATTTAGGCAGTAATAATGGTGGAGACGAATTTGTTTATTATTATGTTGATGGAGCTTTAAGGGTTTGTGATTCAGAAAATGCACCAAGTTCTGCTAATACATCTCAATGGTTTGGTCATGTTGATAAAATTGGGACTATACCAGGAGGAGTCGTAGACGCTTGGATTACTGCTGATAATAAATTAGCTGCTCCAACAGGAGGAGATGTCACTACCACTGGTAGTGTTCAATATGCTTCTGCGGGAGCTGGTTTTGATGTAGATGTAACCGTAGAAACAACTGATGATGATGGATTATGGGAAGCGACTACATATGAATTTGCTCAATCATTTGTTTATGAGGGAGACCAAGAATCATTATTAACAGAATATAGCGGAAATGTTACTTTATCAACTAATAATTATTTTACTAATGTTTTAGTTGGAATAGAAAATAATATGTCTGGTGGAACTGATTTCCCGCATAGAATTAAAGGCGGTAGAGTCTATATAAGAAAAAATGATAGCAATGATTTATGGACTTTATTTCTTGATATGGATTGGGAGCGTGGAGTTAGAAAGGATTTTGGAGATACATTTACTGTATGGAATAATGCGACTGGCAATAGTTGGAGAAACACAGCGGCATTAGAAATGAAGGGGCCTAGTATTGATACTTATGAATCAATAAATGGATTTAGTCCTGACGTTGGACATTTATCGTTTGGTGAAGCTGCGGGATTATCTTATAAAGATGCTACAGTTTGTAATATGAGAACATTTGTTGCTCATGTTAATTATTATACATCTATTGGTGGAGCTGAAACAAAATTAATGCCAGACAGAATATTATATACTCCTATTGGTAAATATGATACATTTCCACCAAATCATTTTATTGATATCGGTATAAATGATGGTGAAGATTTTACAGCTATTGAATCATTTGGAACGAAGTTATTAGCATTTAAAAATAGTACATTATATATTGTTGATGTTACTTCTCCTGATGATGTTGGTTGGTTCTTGGAATCTACTCATAAAGGAGTTGGTGTTGATAAGCCAACATCTGTAGTAAGAACTGAATTTGGAATTTGCTGGGCCAATACCAATGGGGTATATTTATGGTCTCCATCTCAAGGAATATCAAACTTATCTATTAAGCTTGATAAAGATTTTGCTCCTTTAAGCGGAATGGCTAATCCTGTTATTGGATTTTATCCACCAAAAGCACACTTATTGATAGTGCAAGACTGTACACAGTCTTCTGATATGTTGGTATATGATTTTAATACTAAATCGTTTACAAAACTTGCATCTTATACAGGAGCTGCAATTACAAATATGCAGAACAACGTCAATGAATGTATATGGTTAGAAGGAAATAATGTTAAAAAGTATTCACCAACTCAAGGCACTACAAATATAGCTTTTTCATTTACTACTAAAGATTTTGATTTTGGAAATCCTGCTTTAACAAAAAAAATAAAAAAGATTATAGTGAGCTATTCAACAGGAATCGCTCTTGATAGTGTTTCATCTGATTCTGGAGTTATTACTAATATAACTGTAGCTAATCCAGGTGTAGTGACTTCTGCTGGTCACGGATTGTCTAATGGGCAAGTTGTTAGAATTGATGGTGTGGTTGGAATGACAGAAGTAAACGATACTTTGTTTACTACAGCTGGTGTAGCTACTGATACATTTCAAATTGTAAATACTAGTAGTGGGTATACAGCTTATTCTAGTGCAGGAACATGGTCAAAAGCAACAGCTGGAGTCTCTGTAACAACAACATACTTTACAAATGGAGATACTGACGCTACTGGTGCTTTAACTTCTACTTGGGCAACAGCTGCTCAAAATGGTATAATAAATATAAATGCATCAGCTATTGGGGCTGTAAGTAGTTTAAGGCTTAAATTCTCAGCTACAGGATGTTACAAGATTAATGATATTACTGTTGTATATAGAACAAGAATGAAACCACTCGCAACATCGGTGAGTGCTTAATATGCCATCAATCGTAAATACAAATTTAAGAGAAGCTAGAAACCGTAAAGCACGGACTAACGACATGAATAGTCGAATACAGGAAAGAGTCGGTGGATGGCAACCAACGCCATCAGGAATAAAATCTGGAAATATAGAAATAGTTTCTTCAGGCGGAGACCAGCATTTGCGCGTATGGGATAAATATTCTGATTCAGGTACTAATGCTGCTGAAGATATAGATAATTCTGAAACTGATATTAATGTTGGAATTGGAACAAAATTTATTGCAAGTCAGATGATTCAAATTGGTACTGAAAATATGTATATACAAAGTATATCTTCAAATACACTTACAGTCAGAAGGGGACAGGATGGTACTAGTGCTGTTGCTCATGATAACGGAGATGATATATATATTGTTAATGCTAAGAAATCAGATACATATACAGAACTATCATCTAAGACTTTAGAATTCAGCGTCGCTGGTAATGTATTTAATTATCCAAGACAGCTTCAGATAATACCAGCTTCAAAAATTAACTTCGGTACTGCACTTGATTTTACCGACGCAGGATTTGTTGATTACGATTCAATTAATTATGAAGTATTGTTTATGCCAAGGTCTATACAAACGTATTCTGTTACAAGTACAGATGAAAATAGTGCTCAATTTTTAAAATTTGCAGCTGAATCAAAATCATTAACAGGATTTACACCAACAGCTGAACTACAGATTGGAGCTGCTGGTACTTCTACTACGGTTACTTCAAGTTTTGATGATGCATCAGCTGTATATGGAGATACTGAACAATCTGATACCCCTCCGTATGATGATGCGGTCGAGAGTGGTGATGCAGACCATCAATTAGCTACTGCTAATGTTACCAGTATAATAGTAAACTTTGATGTTGTATATAGTTCATTTGTTGGTACTGGTGCTATGAATATTCTTTGGGTAGTTAGAGCTGGAGAGAGTGATGGTTCGACAGCTTTTTCTTCAAGTGGTGCTGAATATTCTAGTACTGAAAATATAACATCTAGACATTCATCGTCAGGGAATGGTACTGAAACCGAGAGCGTTTCATTTACATTTGCAGCTGGAATGTCTGCTAGTGCTCGTGTAAGTATAAGAATTTGCGAAGAGTTTGGAGACCATACAGCAGATGCAACTGTACAAATTAATTTAACATCAATCACTTTTGCGACTCCAGCGTCTACCGCTAGAGCTATAACAGGAACGGATTTAGCTGATGCTATGGTTGTTGCATATTAAAGGAGAATATTATGCCACAAACACAATATAGTGCAATGAGGGGTATGTTAGCAGAGTCTAAAATTGGACAAGCCACCGGAGCCCCTGGTTTATTTTGGGAAAAGCTAATGAGGGGCGAGGGTAGAGAGACTGTACGTGATTGGTTGCAGAAACGAGCAAATGAAGTCGCAGCGGCCGCTGTAGGATTGGGAATGAAAAATATAATTAGTAAAGGATTGGGTTTGGGTGCTATGGCACTTACTGGAGGAGCGTCTATTCCATTACAAATAGCAGCTGGAGCTCTTACTTCTGGAATATCAAGTAAAGTTATGGGCGATATCGAGGTAGGTAAGTTAGATACTAGTGGTCTTGATATGAGTAAAATTTTATATGGGAGGAAGGAAGCTGGAGAAGCTGAAGATACAGCTCAATCAGCTATAAATAGATTAATAGAAGGAGTGGATGCTCAAGCTGTTTCAACTGCTTTTACCACACCACTACTGTATTATACATTAAAAAATACTTTTCCAAGTACTGGTGGTACGATGCCAGGTGGAGTTGAATCAGCTTTAGGAGCTTATTCACCAGAAATAACTAAACAAATGTCTATGATTGGAGCTCCAACTGGTATCGGAACTCAGTATTATAGTACTGCAAAAAAACTTGGCGAAACAGGTGGACTTACTGACGCCATTAATGTTTTCGGTGATAAACCATATAAACCAGTAAGTCCTTTGGACTATTTATTTAGATAGGAATAATAAAATGGCTTTATACGACAATTACTTAAATCAAAACAATTTATATTCAAGACCAGCTTCAATGATGTCTGATGTAAACGATTATCTTGGAGCTAACCGAGCTTCCTTACCAATGAATCAGGATAGCCTTGGTTCATTGATGGGTAGGCCAACGCTGGGTGGTATAAACGATATAGGCGGTGCTGGTGGTGCTGGTAGTGGTTTAGACCCATGGAAAGATAGGGACGATGAGTTAGACGGAGACCCTGAAGGCACAAAAGACACTAAAGACCCTATTGTCACAGGCGGCACAGATAATCCATTACTTGCAAAGTTTATAGGTCAACTTGAAGTGCTTTCCAAAAGCCAAAGAGACAATCTCTTAGGCTTTATAGGGACGAGTGGTGGAGACAAAATCGCTGGAGTATCCCCATCGGAATACGCAGAGCTATATGGTATAAGTTCAGATTACTCTGAAAGATTTCAAGGATTTCCAAATTTATCTTCACTTTTAGGTGATATAGAAAATGTTTTTGCTTATCAGAACCAGCAAAGAGGCTTTGAACAAAGAGCTGCTCAACAGGCTAATATTGCTCAGCGGGGTGGAAAATTCCAAGGAGGTATGGGGTTCGATAAATTTGGTAGGGGCAAAGGAATGTTTAGCGATTTAAACAGAAGAAATATGATGGACACATTAAGACAAAGACAGGGTGCTGTAGATGAAGCCGTAGCGGGTAGGTATGGAAATTTATTAAATACTTTATCTAGTAGATTAACTAGTGGATTTGGTGTAGCTGGAGACATAGCTGAGGAGAATCCTTTTGCTAAAGTTGATTACGGTGTTCCGCCAAAAGAAGGTGATAAAAAGTATATGAATGGAATAAATTGGATTTTCATAGATGGAGTTTGGATGAACGAGCAGGCTTACAACGAAGAACAGAGGGGTTTAAGTGACCCTGCGGGTGTTCATGGATAAATAGGAGATATAATGGCTGACGCATTAAGTGATTTAAGATACATATCAAGAATGGGTTATAGAGACCCTTGGGCTGAAGCGACTAAAAGTATATCCGATAGCTTATTAGCTTATGGTCAAAGTAAACTAAAACGTGATATGTTGATAGCCAGCGTCGCAAAGGATGATGCTGCTAGAGTTGAAAGAAAAGATAAAGAACAATTATTATCAGATAGATTTGCTTATTCTCAATTCAAAGATAGTCCTGAAGACCGAAAAGATTTTATTGAAAATGACCAATCAAGAGCTGTACGTATTTTTGGAAGTGAATTAGGAGCAACAACAGCTTTAGAAACTTCAATTAAGGAAATTGATTATAAAAGTAGACAATCAGCTTATAGTAATGAGGCTCGTAATCCAAAAAATCCTTATGAGGTTAGATTACAAAATTTTAATGATGGATTAAATTTAGCGACAACTAATAAGGATAGTGCTACATCTCAAACCTATAGAAATGAAATAACTAATTTAAAAAATAATTATCTTAGAACTCAAAAAACAAACTTTTTAACAACATTTGCAGAAGAAGGTGTGACTGAAGGGTGGTTGAGCGAAGGAGACTTTAAAAGTGTTGAGGATGCTTTGGATAAAAACACACCTGGTATTGCTGAAACAATATTAAATAGAAGTTTTACACAAAGTGCATCTCGAATTGGTTCTTTAGAAAGACGTTATGTTCAAGAAAAAAATAAAATAATAAGCACATATATTGAAGACAGAGTAAATACAAATCC